AAAATCATTCAAGTGATATTTATTATTGAATTCAAAATCTTGACTATTCTCTACCATAAATTCTTTTAAATCAGATAGAAGCATAGATTCTGCAAAAATTTCGTTTTCTGATGGACAAGTTTTACCATACATAGCAAAAGACAATATTTCACAATCTTTAGCAGATTCAGAAATATATTTAATCACTTCATCTTTAGCTTGACTTTCGGTAAGATGTTCAACAAGTGCATTTCGAACGAAACTCATGAAAATCGCACTATCTTTTAGATTAGCACTTTCATTTATATACACTTTTCGTATCCTCTATGTTTGAATTATTTGAATTTAGTTAATGCCCGGTCGAGAGCATTAGTGTGTTTACTTGACATGGTATCCTGAATCTTTGTTTTTACCCAATCCTCATGCCAAATATAATCAACATTGAATTCAATTTCTGGTTCTATTTTGCCAATATTTTCAACATCAGAAGACAATAAATCTTGTGGATCTTTTAAAGGAAATACACCAGTATAATATGCACAATATTCAATTGTGATACCATCTGGAGCAGTTGTCCAATAAGCAAGATTGGCAGAATAATTTTCTTTGATGTAATCATCCCCAATCAATTCTGAACTGACACCTGTTCTATAATCACGAATTCCTTTTACCCATTCATGAAAAAACTGTGTAATCGGAAGTCCACGGAATTCTAAAAATTTAATAGAAATAGAATCACCATAATCAATACCACCCGGTACAGCCCATTTTGTTCCACCGAGACCAGTGAAAGAAATTTTGTTTAAAGTACCACCTGGAGGTGTAACTGAAAGACAACTAGCAGAAAGAACTTCTTCTGCTTTAATACCACTACCCTGCATCAATGTGGGTAAACGATCCCACCAAATATGATGATATCCAGTTACATACGGTTCAGCAGTACCTTTTACTGTACCACCAAAATTTCTTGTAGCAACTTGATTGTTCAAGCTATCTATAAAAGCATCATTTAACATATCATTTTCCTCGCCATAAAAAATTTGTTTTTATAGTGACACCGATTAAAATATCATATCGGTGTCACTATAAAGTTACTTGATATAAAAGTTTAGATCAATTTTCTCTACTGTACGTGTAGGTGTCAAGGTAACATTTACATGAAAGCGTTTGCTCTTCATTTCATATTCACTCGCTCCAACACTAATACTATAGTCATGCAAGCCCCGGCGTTTCTTAACATTTTCAAGAAATCCAGTAATATCATTGGCAACACGTCCCCATGTTAAAGAATCATTTTGTTCAAAAATATAAAAACGACAATACCGTTCAAGAGCTTCTTTACAATACAATACCAATCTAACAATGTTTAAATCTTGTAATGCTGAAGGTTTGGCTTGTGTAGTTAATTGTCCCCATACACTATATCCAATGTTAAATTTAACAATCGGATTTAACTGACGAAGATACATTTTATCACGCTGACCCAAACGAGGATTAAATCGCAATTCAGTAATACTGTCAATTACACCTCTCTGGAAACCAGCAATCGCATACCAAATTTCTGCTACATTATCATTTCGTGGAGCGAGATATGACATATGATATAAAGGAGATACCCAAATTTCTGCTCCACTAAATCCATCATAAACTTTGTTATATCCTTCATACAATGCACAAAGATACGTATTAAAATTATGATCAGCATTTCTCTTAGCTAAAGATTGACCGAAAGTATAATTATCACCATTATCTAACATACCAACACAATCTCTACGTGTACTTACCAAATTAGAGATAGCTGTTTTTACACTAGTAGGATAACCACAATCAAATACCATAGTAAAGAAAATTCTTTCTCGATCTAGAATTTCTTCATCAATTAATCCCGCATATCCCTGTTCAAGCATATGCTCACACACAGGAAGTTCAGGATTATGATTTGCATCAAACAATGCACCATCATTCCCCATTCTCAAAGCGACATCACCAGCGATAAAAGGAATAGTGATATCAGATAAATCTTTCCGAATAAAATATTCTACACTATCATTCATATCAAACAAATCAATACTATTTACATCAGAAATACCATCACCATTAGTATCAATAGTATAACTAATCCACGATTGACTTGCAGTATCAAGATTCCGATCATTGAAAATATTAACAGTAGTATTATCTACACCAGATGCAGCTCCCAACCAACCATACAAACGATTACCACGTTGATCGATAGCAGTTACAGAATAAATAGCATTACCAGTTTCACCCGGAATAGACCATTCAAGGAATGTTTGTTTTACATCTGATAAAGATGCAAGACCAGGAGTTTTAACGAGAGTAGAATTACCAATGTTATTATCATAATTCTTGATACACAATTGATAACCCGGAGAATAAATCCCATCAGGAGTCTGACATTCAGCACGAAGAAGTGAAGAATATTTATCAAGAATATCACTAATGAAAATAGAATCGCCCGAATTATCTCTAGCTTCTGGATTAAATGATACATTAAAAGATTCAACAATTACTTCTGTACCGTCAGGTTGTTTTTCGATGATATCAATAATATAAACACCTTCAAACATCGGATTTGCATGACGAGTCAAACGAATAGATAATAAATTATAATAATCTCCACGTCCAATTGGATAAATAACACAAATTGGATATGTAGTACCTACCTGAGTTAAATTAGTACGGATAGCATCAGTGCTAAAAAGCATATCGATATAAGTTAATTCGATAGTTGCTGTGCTATCGAGACCGTTCCATACGGCATCAATCCGAAGATTAGCATACTGAGCATCATCAGGCATAACACGCATAAACCACAATGATCCAGATTCACCTAAAAAGTTATAAGCATTGTACAAACCCTGGCCATAATTCTTACCAAATATTTTAATATCTGGTTCACCCCATTCTCCAATAAGTTCATCACGTGAACCCAAGAAAATAGCTTCGTTATCACGACCCTTTTTTGTTAGAGCACAAATAAAGCCTGTTGTAGCGGGTACTACAGAAACATATGTAGATAAATCTATAATCTTAGTATAGACACCCGGTGAAATGTTGATTCCCATTACGTATAACCTCCAAAATAATATTCGATCTATATTTGTTGCTCTATGTAATAATTAAAAATAAATATACCATATAAACAATAATTGACTGGTATTTGTTTTCACAACAGTTGGGAATGTAACTTTGGAGAATATATGAAAAGGTCCTCCATAATTAGCAATCGGTCCACCTTCGCTTGTATATAATCCCGCTTCTGAAATATGAGCGTTATCACAATCTGCAAGAGCAACCCTAGAAACTGTTTTAACAATTAACCATGCATCATCATTATAAGTATCTTGTTCAAATGAAAAAGATTCTATGGGTTTTTTATAATAAAAACCCCCATTTAAATCTGCACATGTCGGATCAATATTTGAAATCGGAATAGGAATAGACAAATCTGTATCTGTAGCTACGGGTGGTGTTGGATTGAAAGGATCTCCAACATTTACTCCACCTGATCCAATTCCGAACCAAGTAATATATTCATCTTTTGTACCATTGGCAGAAGAATTAATATTAAACATTCTTTGAGCAATAACTTCTCTGCCTTGATATACAACTAGATTACTTTTTTGCTTTAATATTTCTGTTCCATCTTCATCCACTTCATAAATTTCCACCCAACCCTCTGGTCTACGATCAGCTGACCCGTCTTTGGCGAAATTATCTTTTAAACAATTATCTCCATAAAAATCATTAGCAACAATTTTTATTGATTTTTCTGCACTCATTTAAATAATTTTCCTTTCTAATTGTTAAAAAAAATTTATTCATATATATGTTCCTAGAATTTAATAAAAAATCATTCTATGATTTGTATTTGACATAAATCACACCCATAACTACTATCAAAACACCCTCCTTCATCGAATGAAATAAAATTTCCAGATTGTGCTTCTACGGTTGTTATGGTAGAACCTGTTGTATTTGGTGTAAATGAATCAGGTATCATAACTGTTTCAGATTCATTATAATTATCAACACCATATTTTTCATGATTAACATCATTATATTCTGATAATTTTGTAAATCCGGTTAAACAATTCATCGAATCATAATGATGATCTTCAATTTCATTTATAAAAGATCCATCTCTACCATCGCAAGACCCACCAATATCATAAAATGATCCACAATCATATGTTGCTCTCGAATAGAAATCTTGTTGATATGTTGTTCCACAAGTGTCTTCACAACAAGGTTTTCCATTACAAGTATCCCAATCATGTATAACTTTTTCTATAGAATTAATGGGTAAATCATCAACTATAACAGATTCACTACTTCTATTATCAATTATAAATGCAATATCAAAACTTAATAGACGAGCATGATATGGCTTAAAAAAACTTATTAGAGGTCCAAGCACACGCTTCATTTCTGATGTGCCAAACATCAGAAAATTTATATGTGGGGCGGCAGTAGATAAATAACTATTTATCCATTTCATCAAATCTTCTAATAAATCCCCAAGAATAATTGTATGTGGTTTTATGTCATACATATTCATCAACATCTGATGAAATTCTGGATTGATCAATTTCAATGTCGTGTCAGCAGTTTGTTCGTTTATTATGAAATTATTACTACTTAATCTAGCAAATCTATCTAAAAATAATTCTTGTTTATTTTTTATATCATCTCTAGTATAAGGAATATCATCTTTATAATCTTGAAATTCTTTAACGATATTTATATATGAAGCGTCTGTACCATCGAAACAATTAAAATATCTATTATGATCCCCAAGAGGAAATTTATACTCAACTGATGGATTATCAGAATTATGTAATATTAATTCCGTACCATAATGTTTATAATATACAACAATACATGCTAAATATAATTCTAATACAGATGCTTCTAGTGTACACGAATCAACATATAATTCTTTTGGAAGTTCATATGATAATGTATCATCTAAACTACTATCGAACCATGCATCATATTGATCTTGTATTTTTCTAGATAGGAAAGTAGTTAATAAAGTATATTCGTCTAAATTAATAAATTGTCTTAATGAAAAATATGGACTTTTTGTTGGTAAATGTAACTTGGAACTATTTTGACCGTATATAATAGATTTTTCAGATGTTAAATAATGCGGATCCCAACCAGTAGCTTCAAGATATGTTAATTTATCTGTTTCAGTTGTCCACCATTTTCCAGTATGATCAGCAGATACGGAATGAAATTCTACTGCATTTGTTGATTTTCTCCGATACGTCATCCATTCTAATATTTCTAAATTGGGAAAACCAAAATACCGTAAAACATTTAAAATAGTTGTAGGTGAACCTTTCTTTTCCATACTTAGATAATTTTGTTGAATAATTAAATCCTTTACTACGAAACAATTCATCTAAATGTTCATCTGGCATACTATACAAATCATTAATATCTTTTTGTATACTCGTTAATGATTTCAATGAAGCATACCAATCAATTAAGAAAAGTCTTAATTGATTGTAATCACTGTTATTATCTATGAATGACTTCTGATCGAGAGTCTTTACAAAAAATCTTTCTACGATTGATTGTTCAGATTTTGAAACTGCTTGTAAAGACGAATTTAAATCTGATTCGTTACCATTCTTTATGAAATCATATATCTTCCAAAAATCTGATATTTTCCACATAAATTATCCTAAACGGTTTCTATGTAATCAGGTCCATTTTTGACCATGTATTGAAATATATTATCTATCACATATAATTCATATAAATATGTAAATATACCATTTCCTATAAAATTGTCTCCATTCCATATATAGAATAAATAATCTTTGTTTATTTTTAAATTTAAATATATAAATATCAATTTTGATAATGGTGTATTTAAACTATTAAATGATATATTCAATAACCATTTATTTTGATCTATCATTTTTGTAAATGAATTATTTATCACATCAACTTGTTCATATATAATAACAGCTGTTGAATCACATCTATAAACATTCAATGCATCTAACATCATAAAATCATCATTTTCTAAATGGAATAAATTCGTAGAAGCTGTTGAATCGATACAACATGTAGATTCAGAATGATTTATTGAATTTAAAAAATTTGTAGCAGTAGAATCACATTGTTGATATATATAATTCATATTAGTAGAATCACAACACGGCAAGAAATATTTGCTATGTGTATATATCATTAATCTGTCTCTGATGGAAACGGGCCATGCACTATAATCTAAAATATCTGTATAACAGTGTGTATAATTTGGGAAATACCAATCATCATCAAACATCATACGAATAAATGATCTACAATCATCAAAATGTTCTTCGTGTATTTCACCGGGAACAGGAACTTCGTATCTATCTAATTGATTTGTTATCATATATTTCCTGAAATATTTTTGTAAATCAGGAAA